CAATCAGATTCGTTCAGTGTATCAACATGTGTGTAACCCAATGATGCCAGTAGGTCTTTGGTTTTTTGATTGATGTTGTCCCCAAATCTATTTTGATATTTAATTGGAGGTGGATCCCACATTTCAATGGCTATGACTGGTTTGAATTTTTGAATAGTAGACACAGCACCGCTGAGAGCAAAATATTCATAGCCTTCTATGTCCAAGTGTATCAAATCACATGCTGTCAATCCTAAATTATCTATCAAATAGATTGGATAAAGTCCAGCACCGTTGATAAAACTTTTTCCTCTACTTTTGGATTTGATATGAAGATCAACCAATCCAGGATCACTACCGAGACATCCTTGGGATTTAATTATATTTTCTTCAGGGCAATTCAGGGCTAAACAATAAAAATTCAGCCAGTCTGGTTCAAAAGTATAAACAGCATTAAAAATTTTTGAATATTGTTTTGGATACATACCGCAGTTGCCGCCAGCTTGCACCACAACTTTTTTGTCATCAACATAACTGGATATTCGGCCAGGCAAATCAAAATTTTCTAATAAAAATTTCCAAGTGTTGGTATCATCTTTTGGCCAATGCCATCCTTCTTTAATTTCTACTAGATCAAGTGCAGTTATGGCCATCCCATGATCCAGTCGTCACGTATTTGCTCCAGTTTGACCATGCTCCAGGCTTGCAATAATTCTACTGCTGCAAACTGACCGTATTGCTTGCTGTAAGCATCATGTGGTTTTTGTTCTATCACTATCACAGGTCTACAACGACGAATGGTTTGTTCAGCGCCTTGCAAGATACGATACTCGTATCCCTCGCAGTCAATTTTGATATAACTGACATCATGAAAATTCAATGTATCCAGTCGAACAACTTGCACATCGCCAGTGCCCATGGTAGCAGGATCTAGATGGCTGTGCCCAGAATTTTTCTCCGTGATGATCATGGTTCCTTGTGTGTCTTGATCACCTAAGGCAATTGGCTGAACTTCAAAGTTTGTGCCTTGCACATTTTGTTCCAGACATTCTCTAAACAAGGCCACTGGTTCAAATGCTATCACACGAGCAAAACTGCCAACAAAGTCACGGCTCCACAATCCCACATTGGCACCAATGTCCAGGGCCACGTCTCGTTTTTTGCACAGTTCAATGCTTCGACGTCGCACAGCAACTTGATATTCAGCCGGGAGACCTTTGTCTACACTTTTCTTCAACATCTTTGGAAGATGTGTTTCAAAGTCCGGGAATTTCCATCCATAATGCTCAACCATTTAATATCTCCTCAGTTTGTTTAATTATACGTTCTGCTGAACCGTTCTTGAATTCGTCTATGTGAAACTGCGCATAGGCCAAATGATGTGCCCAGGCCAACACTTGATCTCGATCTGGAAACCAAGGATTGTCTATGTGAGCCAGGTCTGTGTTGCTCACAGGTCTGGCAGCGTTCGATGGTGCCAAGGCAAACACAGGAACACCCGCTAGTATAGCTTCTGTGCCTGCTATTGAGTTGAATGTTACCACAGCATGCACATCATCCAGGGCTTTTTCCACACGATTAATTTTTCTGTCAGTACGACTTCGATTGCGTTCACGCACAACAACAGGTCTGTCTGTGTGTTGCCGGATAGTGGCCACAGTTTCTGCCATCCATGAGTCCAGTTCAATATCATAAAATTTACAAGGCTTTTCGTCGGGAGCAACAATCAGTATTGTGCTGCCACGACGGCGATTGGCTACTTCTAATCCCAGTCGATTCCACCGGTCACTGGGTCGTGGAATAACCTGATCATGCTGTAAGTTGTTGGGCACAATACGATGCCAGTGCTTCCAGCCTTGTGGGTTGTTGTAACTGGGGCGATTACCTAAATAACCTGAGTCCATGTATCTAAATGGTCGTTTGTCCTCCCAGCACTGCTTGATAATCTTGTGTTTCATGATGCCACGCAACATAAGTGGCTCTGTGCTGTCCTCGTAACGCCATGACTCCAATGGAGTAGACTCAACACCAAGCCCATGTGCATACATGTCGATGTATTCGTCATCACCATTCTTGCTCAAAAATATCATCGCCAGTATGTTTCTTTTCTTGGTGCCACAAGGTCTGACAAGTTGCTGCGGCCACTGCCTTTGCGTTTGCCCTTGAGATGATCAATATACCCTCCCCAATCACAGTTGATCAAGGGATGACCCTCGCCCATTTGCAAGTGTGCTGTCCAATTGAGTTCTGCCAGTCCACTGCGAGCTTTTACCGCATCAAACACAAAACTGTCGTGCCATTCTTTCAGAGTAAAGATGCCATTCTCAGCGTCATCATACATGCGTTGAAACTCTGCCAAGAACTTTTGCACAGGTTCTCTGGTTAGATTCATACCGTATAGGCCACATTCACTGAATTTGTTACTGCGACCTGCATAACACAGTTCACGATCTGCAGGAAAGAACTGATCCAATTGTTGCACAGTGATTGGTGAGTGGCACACCATGTCAGCGTCCATCCAAATCAACCAATCTGTTTGGGCATGTTTGGCAGCATGAAATATAGCATACACTTTGTGACTGAATCTCACTGCTTGCCATTTGAATGATTTACGTTCGCTACCAGGCCCATTATCGCCATTGGCCTTGGGCACGTTGCGCCATTTGTTTTTGAATGCCACAAGATCAGCACTTACCCCTTCCAAGTCCAACACTTGTAAATTGGGTGCTGATGGTTTAACACGACACCCTTCGGCATACACCTTGAGCAAGATGTCTTTGGGCCAAGTCTGTAAAAAAGTTTGAATCATTCGCCGACCGTAGGTATTGTAACCGTCGGCATTGAAAGTGGTAACTACAGTGTATTTCATAAGCGTATTTACAGTGATCAAATCCATAGCCTATTTTCCTGCCCAGTGTGCGCTAAATTCCCGACCTGTGATGGCAGCGTTTTTGGATTGTTGCCAAGCCTCAGGTATACAAACACAAGAGAATTCCATGACTGCTGATGCCGCAGTGATTTGGTCAGTGTTATGGCATGGCAGGATGCGAGCCAACCAAGCAGTATATGAGCACTATCGCGGTCAAAACCGACCTGTGATTGTGATAGACATTGGTGCGTTGTATCGTGGGCAGACTTGGAAACTGGCAGTAAACCATATCACTAGAGATGGATACTATGGACACTATGATAATTTGGATTGGGATCGCCCTAGAAAGTTGCAAATAAGTTTGGCTACTCAACTGCATCCAGGTCCCGAAATCATCATTGCCGCACAACATCAAAACAGTTTGCAAGTCGCTGGCATTGGCAGCATGGAATCCTGGGTGTTGATGCAAATTCAACAACTACGCAACTCTACTGACCGTCCCATACGCATACGAGCACATCCGCGAAGTCCGCTACGCATGCCATACTTGCCTGAGAATACTACTTTGGAAGTTGCAAGACCCGTGGTCAACACTTACGACAGTTTTGACATGCACTTTAACTGCCATGCAGTTGTGAACCACAATTCAGGACCGGGCATACAAGCAGGCATTGCAGGTTGCAGACCCATTGTGGCACACAGCAGTCTTGCATATCCTGTGGCAGTGGGTATGCCTGATATTGAACAACCCTATGACATAGACAGGGAATCGTGGCTGGCGCAAATATGCCACACTGAATACACTGTGGAAGAAATTGGACAAGGACTATGGCTAAAAAGAATCGAGCCCACACTGACACTGTGACTGATTGTGCATGTGTGATTCACGGCACCGGGTATGATTGGGTATATGTGGAAAAGCTCTACAACATGTTGTTACGTCACTTGCAAAATGGCATACGATTTCATGTATACACTGAATCCACAAGGCCTGTGCCACCTCACATGACCAAACACGAGCTGACAGAATGGCCTGGAATCACTGGCCCAAAACGATCATGGTGGTATAAGATGCAGTTGTTCAACGCTGAACATCATGCAGGCAACCTGTTGTATTTTGATCTTGACTGTGTGATTGTCAACGACCTACAATGGCTTGTGGATTTGCCCACCCAGAATTTTTGGACCATACGCGACTTCAGATATCTGCAACGGCAAGGTCATTCCGGAATGAATTCTAGTGTGATGTGGTGGAACACTGAACAGTTTGCACATGTTTGGGAAAACTTTGCCCAGCTGGACATTGATCAAACAGTGCGGCGCTATCCTGGAGACCAAGACTACCTGGGTGCGGTAATTGAGCCAACAGTGTGCAGATACTTTGATCAGTCCCAGTTACAAAGCTGGCGCTGGCAAGTGGCCGAAGGTGGATATGATTTTGCTTCTCGCAAACCACGAAAGCCAGGCACACCAGCACAAATTGATCCTGCTGCCAGCATACTGGTATTTCACGGCCGTCCCAAGCCACATGAATGTGTCACTGACCCTGTAATACAGAGATTTTGGCAGTAATACTTAGGTATTACTTGACCAATAATTCCCAATTTGCTATAATACGGGCATACCAAGCAAA